ATCCAAGTGCTAAGATTGAAGAAAAAATCTTGGTAAATACTCTTGCTAAAACTGGCAAAAAAGATGCCGAGTTTTGTAAGAAGTTGGTAACTTGGGCTGAAGTAATCAGAAAGACCTACTTTGATGGTGGTGTTGATGAGATTATTTCAACAAGAAGGTTAGTACATATCATTCAAGCCTATTCAATCTTCGGTCAAAAAATGAAAGCGATTGAAGTTTGTACAAATAGATTTGATGATGATACTAAAAATTCATTCATTGAATTGTACACTAAAGTTGATGCTGGTGCTTCTGCTGAGCAGATTGCTGAACAGCAAAGACAAGCTGATATCAATTCACAAGTGGATTCCAATGATGATGAGGATGATGACGATACAGTTATCTAAAATTCATTCATAGTGTAAGTCCTAGGTGGTGGGAGTAGTGTCCCACCACCACTTTTTACACTAATTAATTAACAGAAACGGAGCAAATGGTAGAAGTAGAAGTAAGAAATGGTAACCTCGAAAAGGCAATGCGTGTGCTTAAAAAGAAAGTACAAAGAGAAGGCCTTTTAAAAGAGATAAAAGATAGGCAGTATTATACAAAGCCGTCTGAGAAAAAAAGAGAAGCCAAAAAACAAGGCATAAAGAATTTTAAGAAAAAGATGAAAAAACTAGAGCAGATGCGATAGAATTTCAGTTTTCTCGCCTGTGTCTATTTGAATAAATAGTGATGTGGGCAATTCGTAAGTCCTACAGCGAGGAAGGGGTGACGCCAGCGTTCTAAGACGAACCGAAATGTCAGCAGTTGGTAGTCTGACTTAACAAAACTACCACCTTATCTGGTCCATTGGCCTTCGTAGCCGTAAAAGGTCGCTAGCGTGACCTCGGGAAATGTGTCTTTAAGTAGATACTAGGGTAAAAGTGGGTGAGGCCTACCACTACCAGATAAAAGAGGGGTTTCAGCATTTGCGCTTAGTTTCACCTCTATAATCTCCAAACTAAAGCTGCGGTGCTCTTTGGTAGTTTAAGCCCCTAAACCGAAACTACCACTTTTTTTATATGAGAGGGTTGCCATTTTGTAATTCGTACTTATATAAATAAATGTGAAAGCGCCATAATGGGCTTTCATTTTATAAACAATAAACTTTGCTTAATAAAAGGAGGTTTGTATGACAAACAAAGCACTAAGTATATTTAATCAACTAAGACCAGTAACAATTGGTTTTGATAATGTCTTTGACCATTTTGAAAGAATGTTCGAAGATGATTTTAGAGGACTTTCTGTCCCTAATTTCCCACCATACAACATTGTAAAGACAGGTAAGAACACTTATGATGTTGAACTTGCATTAGCAGGTTACTCTAAAAAAGATATTGATGTATCTTTGGAAGATGGTGTATTAACTATCAAATCTATTAAAGATGCAGATGAAAAAGAAGTAGAGGATAATAATGGTATCTTGCATAAAGGTATCGCTAAAAGATATTTCTCTAAATCTTTCACAATTGCAGATGATGTAGAAGTTAAAGGTGCCGAACTAAAAGACGGCCTTTTAAAAGTGTCTTTGGAGCGAATTGTTCCAGAACACAAACAACCAAAAACTATTGAAGTTAAGTAGTTAATTGGATATATATTGGTGGCGGAATGGTTCCGCCACCTTAACACACAACACAGACACAAAGGAGAAAATTATGTCAAGTGGAAAAAACCCATTCGAAATCCGTTTCGATACTTTAGCAATGGCTAAAGAAATGTTAGATAAAGCATATGATACACAAGTTGGTATCTTTTATGAAAATCTAAACAAAGTAAAAGAAGCAAACAAAGATATTACAGAATATACAACAAAGTATATGCCTAAAATGTATTCACCAACTGAGGTGATGAAACAGGCTGCTGAGTTATATTCATTTGTAACTAAGAAGGACTAATTAGTCTAAAACTTATAGGCGTTCCAGCATTGACATTGGGACGCCTATATAGTATAATGAATATATAAATCGAACTTGTCAAAAGGTTGCATTTGGCTCCTGTACAGGTTCTTAACTTGAAAGGTAAATTATGTTAGATAAACATAAACTAACCAGAACAATTATTGTTTCTCCTGGTTCAAAATATGTAGAAACAAAAATCATAGATACAAGTAAAATCTATGTGCCTAAATCTGCTAAAGGTGTAACTGTTAACAGAGCTAGAGCAAAATCACTAAACGAAAATCACATTAACAAATTAACGGAATCATTTAAGAATGGTATTGACTATTCTAAACACCCTCCAATTGTTGTAGAAAAAAAACAATGGGTTGATGGTGTATTTTATGAATACGAATTAATTGGTGGTGCCCACAGATTTGAAGCCTTTAGAAAACTAGGTATCACTGAATGGTTATTTGATGTGTATGAGTTTGGTATTGGCGGCATTGCTAAAGACTTAGCAAAGTCTTCTTTACAAATTAGAGAAAATGACCACGCACCAGAATTACCAAATACAGCTGGTGATTTGATAAACATTATTTCATATTTAATTAATAAAAAATTGTTAAAGAATACGGAAGATGCAATCAAAGATTATCTATATGATAATGCTAAAAATCTACATTCATCAACAATGGCTAAAGTTGTTAGAGGTGCTGTAGCTAAAAATGGTGCATACCAAGATATTAAAACTTATCCATCGGAACAGTTAACAGCTTTCTTGGCAACCAATCCAGAAGAAAGAAGTTATGTTTGGGGTGGTGAATTTGATGCTGAAAGAAATAAATTTGGATGGACTGTTTTAGAAGGTTATGAGTATGAGTATGTTACAAATGCTTTAAAAAGACTTGATGAAACAGGTAAAGGTTCATATTTTATTATGCATACTAAAGCCCCAACTGAAAAGAGAGGTCTAAAATTGAGAAGAAAATCTCAAATCGGAGCTGTCACACAGTTGGAAAGAGGTATTGAAAAGGCCTATAAGTTTAAAGAAGAACACGGTGAATGGCCTTGGAATATCGAAGTTTTTTTAGGACAAGATGTTAAAAACAAAGAGAAAACTTTTCTATCAAAAGAAGAGGTTTAATTAAGTGAAATTGAATGGCCGTCCTAGGCTTGACAAAGACGGCCATTTAATGTATATTAAATAATGCGGATGTCGTATAAAAGTATTATATTTGATTTCCAATCAAATGAAAGTGGGGCAGTACCACTCATCCGCTCCAAATAATATTATGAAGGAGAAAGTATATTATGAACATAAGTAGTGAAACAGTTGCCATTCTTAAAAACTTTTCAGACATCAATGCTGGAATTGTTGTTAAGCCTGGTAATAAAATTGAAACTATCTCTACACTAAAAAACATTTTGGCAACTGCCGAAATTAATGAGAAGTTTGAGCAAGAATTTGCTCTATATGACCTACCTGAATTTTTGAGGGCTGTTGATTTGTTCGACAAGTCTGAACTTAAATTTAATGGTGGTCAAAGTCTAACAATCAAAGACGCAAACGGTAAACAATCAATTAAGTATTACTTTTCTGATAAGTCAACCGTAGTTGCACCAACCAAAATGATTAATATGCCTGATAAGTTTGTGACCTTTTCTTTAGGTAAAGAACACTTTACAAAACTTATGAAAGGTGTTAATGGTCTTGGTCTACCAGATGTTGCCGTTATCGGTGATGGTAAGACTATGAAATTGGTTGCTTTAGATAAGAAAACTCCAGCTTCAAATGATTATTCTATTGAAGTAGGTGAAACAGACAAAACTTTTAAGGCATATTTCAAAACAGAAAACCTTAAAATGATTGTTGATGATTATGATGTGGCAATTTCGTCACAAAAAATCTCACACTTTGTAAATCGAAATAAGTCCATTCAATATTGGATTGCAATTGAACCAGACAGTGAGTTTTAATTATGCAATTCAGCAAAACTGAATGGCACCAAGTAGCTTCTGAATTCAAGTATGATGTAGATGATGAATTCATCATACGAGATTTCGGTTCAGTACAAAGATTTAAAGAAATCTTATCACACCAGGAACAAGAGTTTCGTTCTAATATAGAACCTATTGGTGAAGAACCTACAGACGAAGAAAACGATAAGTTTTGGGAGTTTGTAAGTGAGTGTGACTATGAACGAGAAGATGATTGGTGGACAGACAGAAAAGGTGGATATGAAGTTACCTTTTCTTATGATGAAGATACTAAATAATGAATAAAGTGGAGTTTATATTATGTCAGAATATTTGTGGGTGGAAAAATACCGTCCTAAAAAAATCAGTGAGTGTATTTTAAGTGAAGATATTAAAAAGACATTTACTGAGTTTCTAAAACAAAAAGAAATACCTAATCTGTTATTATCTGGTACACAAGGTACTGGTAAAACTACCGTTGCTCGTGCATTGTGTGAGGAACTAGGTGCAGATTATATTATCATTAACGGTTCAGATGAAGGCCGTCAAATTGATACACTAAGAAACAAGATTAAAAACTTTGCTTCAACTGTATCTCTTACCGAACAATCTAATCACAAAGTAGTTATTGTAGATGAGGCAGACTATATGAATGCCGAGTCCGTACAACCTGCCTTGCGTAATTTCATTGAAACATTTTACAAAAATTGTAGATTTATCTTTACTTGTAATTACAAGAACAAGATTTTACCTGCTTTACATAGTCGTTGTACTGTAATTGATTTTGCTATTAAGAATGGCCAAAAAGTAAAAACAGCACAAGCGTTAATGAAAAGACTTGGTAAAGTCCTTGATGATGAAAATATTGAATACGATAACAAGGTTCTTGCTGAGTTAATTCAGAAATATTATCCAGACTTCCGTAGAACTATTAATGAACTACAAAGATATTCTGTACGAGGTAAGATTGACAGTGGTATTTTGTTTAGTTTATCTGAGGCAAATACAAAAGAACTAGTAAAAGTATTAAAAGAAAAAAGGTTTAATGATATGCGTAAGTGGGTCATTGATAACCTTGACAAAGAACCATCATCTTTGTTTACTAGTATCTATGAGTTGATGTATTCAGCACTAGAACCACAATCTGTTCCTCAATCAATATTAATTCTTGCAGGTTACCAATACAAGTCCGCTTTTGTTGCTGACCAGGAAATTAATATGGTTGCTTGTTTAACTGAAATCATGGCTAATTGTAAGTTTAAATAATGTACGAGTTAAAAGACTATTTAAAAGCTATCAATGAAACTAAAGAATCATTGTTAGATACAGACGATATTACATGGGAGAAAAAGTATCCACCTTTTATTATTAACAGGTGTCTTTCTATGTTTTATGATACCATAATGCATTCCAATGAGATGAATGGTTTACATTTCTTGCCTAAACGATTGCAATTTCACTATTTTATAAATAGTATCAGAAAGAAAAAGCGATTTGGTGGGAAATGGCTTTCGCAAAAGAAAGTTAAAGACCTAGAGATAGTAAAAGAGTATTATGGTTATAGTAATCAAAAAGCAAAAGAAGCTCTTAACCTACTTTCAGACGGCCAAATTGATGATATTAAATTAAGCCTGACGAAAGGTGGGAGAAAAAAATGAGTGAAGAAATTATTAGTTGGTCGCAAAGTGATATGTTAGAAGTCACTATCAAGCAACCAGACGATTTTCTGAAAGTACGAGAAACACTAACTAGAATTGGAGTTGCAAGTCGTAAAGACCAAACTCTATTTCAGTCGTGTCACATATTACATAAACAAGGTAAGTATTATATTACCCATTTCAAAGAACTATTTGCTTTAGATGGTAAGAAATCTACTTTGGTGGAAAACGATATTCAAAGAAGAAATACTATTGCATTACTATTACAAGATTGGAATTTAATTGAGGTTGTAAAGCCTACTATGGTTGAAAACAAGGCACCATTAAGTCAAATCAAAGTTTTACCTTTTAAGGAAAAGAATGATTGGAACTTGGTTGCTAAATATAACATAGGCAAAAAACCAGAAGATAGTAACAATGCAAGTACCAAAGTTTAAAGAATATATAACAGAAGCTAAAAAAGACTTTTTAAAACTTCTAATCATCACAGATGAACCTGAAGAAGCAAAGACTTTTCATACAGCTGATAGACTTAGAGAAGAGTGTGATAAGTTAAAATATCCACACTACCTTTTTAAACTATCTGGTGGTTACACCACATATAAAGATGGTGTCCGTAGATTTCATAACAAAGATGATAAAAAAGGTTTTGAAATTGATACCGATACAGTTGCAATTATTCGTGGTTCTATAACTAGAAAAGATAGTTGGATGGACTTTGTGTCTATCTTAGAAA